CGACAAGATGGTGAGCAACGTTTCCGGCAAAGCCGTTGAGATGATCCAAGCCCGCGTGGACATGCAGACATTCATCTACATGTCCAACTTCGCCAAGGGGATGAAGCGCTGCGGTGAGATTTGGCTGAGCATGGCCAAAGACGTCTACACCGAGAGCAAGCGGCGGATGAAAACGCTCACCCAGACCGGCGAGACTGACGTCGTGGAGTTGATGCAGCCGACAATCGACCAAGAGACTGGCGAGATTGTCATGGCCAACGACCTGGGAGCCGCAGCGTTTGACGTCAACGTTGACGTTGGCCCATCCAGCAGCAGCAGGAAGTCCGCCACGGTCCGCGCCCTCACCGGTATGCTCCAGATTACCCAAGACCCGGAGACCGCCCAGGTGCTCGGCGCCATGGCGATGATGAACATGGAAGGCGAAGGCATCGAGGATGCGAATTCGTACTTCCGCAAGAAACTCCTGCGCATGGGCGTTGTCCAGCCAACGGACAAAGAGAAGGAAGAGCTGATGGCGGAAATGCAGAACACGCCTCAAGACCCGAACACCATGTACCTGCAGGCAGCCGCCGCCAACGAAGAGGCCAAGGCTGCCAAGGCACGGGCCGATACGGTCGAGACCATCGCAGCCGCAGAACTCAAACGCGCCCAGACGGTCGAGACCCTCAGCAAAGTAGACATGGACTCGCAAGATCATGCTCTAAAAATGATGGCTGACCTTATACCGCCTGGGCAGCTTGAGCCAACGCCAGGCACTAGTGTAATGGTGGAGCCAGGTTAGTCATGGCAGACCAAAACATCAAAGACCTAGCCTACAGGACGGCGGCCAGCGTTTTTGGTGGCCCTGTTGATCTGGCTACAATGGTCATGCGTCCATTTGGCTACAAGACGCCAGACACGCAAGTGTTTGGCAGCAGCGAGTACATTGGCAAGAAAATGGAGGATGTTGGGCTTGTCAGTTCAGCCCGTTCGCCATTGACAGAATTTTTATCATCAATTGCTGTCCCATCCCCGGCAACAGTTGCAAAAGGTTTATCATTGGGCGCGGCCAAAAGTTTGGCTATGTTTGTTGGCCCCAGATCTCTTACATGGGACTCATTGGCGGCAGGAAAAGCAAAAGCAATGGAAGAGATGGGGACAGACGCACGCACGATCTGGAAAGAAACCGGAACTTGGAAAGGGCCGGATGGAAAGTGGCGGCAAGAGATTGACGACAGCAGCTCAATGTTTCGCGGGTTTGGAAACGTTGACTCAAAGTCAGTTGGCGAAGTTGTTCACCACCCCAAAGCCATGGCGGCCTATCCAGAAATGGCAGAGATGCGCGCTCAATCGGTGCCAGGAACAGGTGGTTCGTTTGTTGGTGAGATGGGATATGCACCGTCTAGTCCGACAGTCAATCTTGGGCGGGACAGCAAAAGCGGCACAAACAGCGTATCCCTGCATGAGCTTCAGCACGCGGTGCAGGGACGAGAAGGATTTGCTTTGGGCGGAATGCCAAGCACCTCACAATATGACGACCCGCTGATTGCGCTAGATCCCGTTGAGCGAATAATTGGGATGGGTAACGCAATTCCTTTTAAGGAGTTTAAGGAAGCATTCAAAGCAGACAGATCGGCATTTGGGCGGTACCAGCGCCTTGCCGGCGAAGCCGAAGCCCGTGCCACGCAAGCCCGCATGAACATGACGCCGGAACAACGCCGTGCGGCGTTCCCAGAGGAATCGTATGACGTGCCGATCAATCAACTAATTATTAAATAATCCAAAACAAGCGATAATGCAACAAACGGCATCCGCCCAGCCGTTCTAAATGGGTGAGTTTGATGGGGTCAAGATGAAACAGGCAGATATTGGAGAGGACGACCAAAACACTGGCGTTATTGAGGACGACACCGAGGACAGCAGCGATTCAGTTGCCGAACAGGAGGAGTCTGATGATGATGCCGAAGAAGAGGTTGTAGTATCCATAGGGGAGGAAGCGCCGCCTCCCGAGGAACAGACTCACGCACCGGAATGGGTTCGAGAGCTGCGCAAGTCACACCGAGAACTGCAGCGCCAGAACCGCGATCTGCAAGCCAAGCTACAAACCACGCAGACCGAGACCAAGCCGGTCACGCTGGGGAAAAAGCCAACGCTTGAGGACCACGACTACGACGCCGACAGGTTCGAAGTAGCACTGTCGGACTGGTTTGATCTGAAAAGAAAAGCCGCCGATGTAACCGCCAGGCAAGAAGCTGAAGTTATGACTCAGCAGAAGGCCTGGCAGTCCAAGCTGGACAGCTACGGTAAGGCGAAAGCCGAACTGCGAGTGAAGGATTTTGAAGACGCCGAGGCCGTGGCCCAGGAACTCTTCAGCATCACCCAGCAAGGCGTTGTGCTACAAGGTGCCGAGAATCCGGCACTGGTGATTTACGCACTCGGCAAGAACCTGAAGAAGGCGAAGGAGCTATCCGAGATTACAGACCCCGTGAAGTTTGCTTTTGCGGTAGCGAAACTGGAGAAGGACTTAAAAGTGACGAACCGCAAAGCAGCCCCGCCGCCCGAGAAAATTGTGTCAGGAACTGGCCGATCGTCAGGAGCGGTGGACTCAACCCTTGAACGTCTGCGAGCAGAAGCGGAGAAGACTGGAAACATGACCAAGGTCATCCAGTACAAAGCGCAAAAGCGAGCATCCAAATAGTTTCAATCTAAGGATTTATCATGAGCAATTCATTCTCAAAAGAAGAGCGCGTAGCGTTCGAAGACATTCTTGAAGGCTTCCAGGACTTGCTGGTTCTGTCGCGTCACGTCTCGGTCTACAACACCGACCAGACGATGATGGCCCGTACCAACGACACCATCTGGCGCCCGATGCCCTACATCGCCCAGTCACAAACCAGCGCACCCGGCACGCCCGTCACGTACCAGAACATGACCCAGTTGTCGGTTCCTTCCACCATTGGCTTCAGCCAAACGGTGCCTTGGACCATGACGACCCTTGACCTGCGCGATGCGCTGCAAGAGGGCCGCCTGGGCGAGTCTGCGAAGCAGAAGCTGGCCAGCGATATCAACGTGGCGATCATGAACACCGCAGCCGCTCAGGGCACGCTGGTGGTTCCGATCGTTGGCGCCGCCGGTGACTATGACGACGTGAGCCTGTGCGACACGATCATGAACGAGCAGGGCGTTCCTGATTACGATCGCTTCCTGGGCCTGTCCAGCCGCGACTATAACGGCATGGCCGGCAACCTGGCGGTGGCAACTCGCTCATTCGGCAATCCGAAATCTAACCTCGCTTACGAGCGCAATCAGGTCGGGATGGTCGCTGGTTTTGACACCTACAAATTTGACTATGCGAACCGCATCGCCATTGCTGCTGGTGGAGTAACCACGATCGACACCTCTGGCGCTCAGGCCCAGTACGTGCCGCAAGCCACCTCGACCTCGGTCGGCGGCCAGATCAACGTTGACAACCGCTACCAAACCGTCACCGTGTCCAACTCGGCCGGCGTTGTGGCTGGCGATGCGTTCACGATTGACGGCATCTACGCGGTGCATCACATCACCAAAGTGAGTACCGGCCAACTGAAGACGTTCCGCGTCATCAGCGTTCCTGCTGGCGGCGTGACCTTGGTCATCAGCCCTCCCATCATTGCCGCCACCGCCCCGGCAACCGATGCCGAACTGCAGTACAAGAATGTTCAGTTGGTTACCGCTGCCGGCGCTGCTGCCCTGAACTGGCTCAACACCGGCGCCTCGGCGATCAACGTGTTCTGGCAAAAGGATTCGTTGGAAATCCTGCCAGGCCGTTACGCCATCCCGTCCGATGCTGGCACCGCAGTGATGCGCGCCACCACCGACCAGGGCGTTGAACTGGTGATGCAGAAGTTCTACGACATTGACAGCATGGTCATCAAGTACCGCCTTGATACCTTGTTCGGTGTTGTGAATAAACAGCCGGAAATGTCAGGTATACTTTTGTTTAATCAATAATTAAACAAGATAATACCGATTAGTGTGCTATCATGCTCTTGAGTCAAATCAGGAGCATGATATGTACATCATCTACAAGTTGCTTTTTGCATCAGGCAAGGCCTACATTGGGCAAACGGTACGCACTATGAACACGCGCACCGCACAACACAAACGGTCCGTTAGAAGCGGAAGTTTGCTTCCTGTGCATTGTGCGTGGCGCAAGTATGGCGAGCCGGCTATCTCATTGATTGCTGAGTTTGACACGCAAGAAGAACTGCACGCCGCTGAAAAAGCAGCAATCATTGCCTTAGGCACGCTGGCCCCACAAGGGTACAACGTTGCCTATGGTGGTGAAACAGCGCCATCCAAGAATCCAGATGTTGCCGCAAAGATTTCTGCGAAAGCTACAGGCCGCAAGTTTTTAGACACAACCGCATGGTCTGATGCTGCATCAAAACTTTGGCAGAACGATGAATATCGTTTGAAAGTGACCGAAAGCCTTAAGGCGGCATGGACAGATGAGATGCGCGCGGCACGATCTTTGGAAGTAAAATTAACATGGCAAGAGCGCAAGGCATCTGGCTATGCAATGCCAGAATCAACCAAGCAAAAACTAGCCTCTTACAAGCGAACTCCAGAAACCCGCGCCAAAATGAGCGTCTCAGCAAAAGCTCGCAAACGTTTACCACGAGACGACAGCACAAAGCAGAAAATTGCAGGCAAGACAGCCAACTCGTGGCAAGACCCTGTTATCAGGGCCAAGCGCCTAGCATCCATGCAGTTGGCCCATGAGAAACGCAAACAGGAAAAAACACCATGCCCCTAAAAAAAGGCTACTCCGAAAAGTCGATCTCTAAAAACATCGGCAAAGAGATGAAGGCAGGGATGCCTCAGAAGCAGGCCATCGCCGTTGCGCTATCCACCGCAAGGACTGCCGCGATGAAGGCTGGAAAGCCCGGCAAAGCCCCGGCAAAGGCCAAGAAGTAATGCAGTTCCCCGCCATGCTCTACCAGTCGCCAGGGCAAATCCAAAAGCCTGGTAGCGCTGGCACCTACAAGATCATCGGCGTGCAGACCCAAGAGCAGGCCGCCGCCAAGCTGTCTGCCGGCTGGTTTGCATCATCCGATGAAGCTATCATCGCCGCTGGCGACAAAGCCGCCGGCCCGGTTAAGATCAAGGCCAAGTGGCTGAGCAGGCCAGTCAAGAAGCGCAAGCCTTCAAAACCGCTAGACTGGCGCGAGTTGGCCAAGGCGGCGGCGGCAGCCCCGAAGGATGACGCACCGCCGACGCGGCAAGAGCTTGAGCTCAAGGCGCGAGAGCTAGACATTCGCTTCGACGGTCGCACGCCGGACAGAAAGCTGGGACAATTGATCCAGCATCGAATCACAGGAGTCTGAGCATGGGATGGACAAAGCGCCAGTTCGTAACGCAGGCCTTCGAAGAGATCGGGCTGGCATCCTACGTCTTTGACCTCACGCCGGAGCAACTTGACAGCGCTCTGCGCCGACTCGATACCATGATCGCCTCGTGGAATGCGCTTGGCATCCGTTTGGGCTACCCGCTTCCGTCAAGCCCACAGGATAGCGATCTGGACGAGCAGACCAACGTCCCGGATTCATCCAATGAAGCGATCTACACAAACCTCGGCGTGAAACTGGCCCCGAGCTACGGCAAGCAGGTCATGCCGGACACCAAGATGACGGCTAAGGAGACGTACAATACGCTCCTGTCCAGGGCCGCAATGCCGATCGAGCAGCAGATGCCAGGAACGATGCCATCTGGCGCAGGCAACAAGCCTTGGAGGGTCTACGACAATCCGTTCCTGGCGCAGCCTGTCTACCCAACCCTGGCCGGCCAGGATGGCCCGCTCGAATACACCTGAAAGAGGCCACACATGCCGACGATCAATCAACTAGCAGGCCTCAGTCAGGTATCCGGTGGCGATCTTCTGCCGATCTACGTTC